GAGCTATAATAAAAAAATCTTTAAAAGGAACAGGTAAAAAAACTAAAGGCTATATGGAAAAAGATCCTAATGTTAGAAGAGGTATAGCTATGGGATTAAAAAGTATGAAGAAAAAAGGATTTATTGGTATAAAAAGAAAAAAAATACCCCATGATTTAACTCACTTAAAAGGAATATTAAGCGAATGACAATAATAACTAAAGGAATGGGAGCCATAATAAAAAAAGGAGGAGATCTTCTTAAAAAATCTAAAAAATTTCCAGGTCCAAAAGCAGATAAACAATTACAAAAAAAAGTAGATACTAGAATTAGACATGGAAAAAAAGTTCCAGGAATTAAAAAACAAATTGGTGGACACGATATTGAAGTTCATGCAAGAATAGGACGTACTCAAAGATATAGAAACATCGCTGCTCAAAGATTTAAAGCTGCTAAAAATCCTGAGAAATATAAATTAAAAGTTATGGAGGGTGGCGCAGCTCCACATAGTGGTGGAACTTTTTCAAACATTGATAGAAAAAAAGCAAGCCGAAGAAAAAAATTAAGAACAAAAGGCTCACTATTTAAAATAGGCACTTTTAATAAAAAAGAAATTCCACAAAAATATAGAAAGGATATTAAATAATGGCAATAGGAAAATACGCAAAAGCAATATCAGATAGATCAGGATTTGAATTTCCATACAATGAAATGGTTAGAGAATGGAATGGTTCGCTTGTCCATAAATCAGAATTTGAACCTAAACACCCACAATTAGAATTAGGTACACATGCTGCAGATCAAGAAGGTTTAATGAATGCAAGACCTGATAGAGTAGAAAACTCTGTTGCAACAATATTAAAACCAAATCCTTTTGAAACTATTGCGGCTTCATCAGGGATTATAAATGTATCAGAACCATCACATGGTAGATCAACAGGGGACACTGTAAGATTTAGGGGATCACCATCTACTGCTGGAACTTTTGCAAATCCTGCATCATTTGACGGTATAGCAGGATCAAACGTTGCTAAATCTGCTGGATATTCTATTACAGTTGGTAAAAGAGATTCAAGTGGAAACATAACTAGCACAACAGATTTCTATCACTTTACTGTAGACACAAACACTGCTACAAGTGGTAGTACATCAGGAGGAGGAGAGAATTGTTCGGCAGGTCCGGCAACTCTAACAGCATAATGGCAGGATTAAGCGCATCAGGATTAAAAACACAAATAAGAAGTTACACAGAAGTAGATAGCACTGTATTGTCAGATTCAGTTATAGAAAATATTATTTTAAATGCACAATATAGAATTTTTAGAGATATACCCATTGATGCAGATAGAAAAACATCTACAGGTAATTTTACATCTGGAACAGGCACTGTGACTGTGCCAGCAGGAGCCGTGTTTATTAGAGGAGTCCAAGTTTATACTGCAACTGGATCTACTTACACTGGTGCCAATACTTATTTAGAAAAAAAAGATATTACATTTTTAGAAGAATATATTTCAGCAACTACGTCTACTGGAACACCAAAATATTACGCTATGTTAGATACAGGGGCAACTGGAGAAAGCTCATCAAATTCTGGATCTATAATTGTGTCACCAACACCAGGTAGCACATTTGCTTACAAAATTCATTACAACGCAGTGCCAAGTATATTTGAAAATAATGATACTAATTATATTAGTATGAATTTTCCAAATGGTCTGCTATATTGTTGTCTAGCAGAAGCTTACGCTTTTTTAAAAGGACCAATGGATATGTTGCAACTTTACGAAGGAAAATATAAAGAAGCAGTACAAACATTTGCTGCAGAACAAATTGGAAGACGAAGAAGGGATGATTATACGGATGGTACTTTAAGAATACCAATTCAATCACCACCACAATAGGAATTAAATTATGGCATCAACATATACAACACTCGGTATAGAAAAAATGGCAACTGGCGAAAATGCCGGTACATGGGGAACAAAAACAAATACCAACTTAGACATTGTTAACACAGCTATTTCAGGTTACGTAGAACAAGCAGTAACAAGTGGTGGCACATTAGCGTTAAGTATTACAGATGGTGCTGCTACATCAACTGCACAAAATGCTGTTATAAAATTAACAGGAACAATTACAGGAAACTCTATTGTAACTGTGCCAGATTCTGTAGAAAAAGTTTATATTGTAACTAATGGCACATCAGGTGCATACACTGTGCAATTTAAAACAGCATCAGGAACAGGGATTACTTTTGCAGCTACAGAAAAAACTACAAAAATGGTTTTTTCTGATGGTACAAATATAGTTGATACAGGTTTTGCATTGGGAGTTGCTGCAGATGATATTTCAACTGGAGATGCAGCGGTAACAATAGGAACTTCAACTGGCGATATTACAATAGACTCACCTGCTGATATAGTTTTAGATGCTGATGGTGCTAACGTAACTGTTAAAGATGGTGGAACAACTACATTAGATATAGTTTCAAATGGAGCTACAGATGTAACACTAGATGCTCCTGGTGATATTCACCTAGACGCAGATGGTGGAGACATAAAATTTTATGATGATGGTACTCAATTTGGAGAAGTTACTAACTCATCAACAGATTTAGTTATTAAATCTACAACATCAGATAAAGATGTAATCATTAAAGGTAATGATGGTGGAAGTGCAATTACTGCATTAACACTAGATATGTCTGCAGCAGGAGCAGCTACTTTTAATGATAAAGTTATAGCAACAGAATTAGATATATCGGGTGATGTTGATGTAGATGGAACATTAGAAACAGATGCAATAACTCTTAATGGCACATCTTTTATTAAACTTGAAGGTACTAATTTTACAGACAGTTTATTAATTGGGCACGCTACTACAGGAACTTTAGATGCCGCAGAAGATAATACAGGGGTTGGTATTAATGCCTTAGAAAGTTTAACTTCAGGTGATAAAAATACTGCTTTAGGACATCAAGCTGGAAAAGCTATAACTACAGCTTCTCAAAATGTGTACCTAGGTAATCTTGCTGGTTATCAAAATACTTCTTCTAATTTTAATATTGGTATTGGTGATAGTGCTTTAGCAGGAAGTGATGGTTCTACTGCATCTAATGTAGCAATCGGTGCTTTAGCTTTAAACGTAGCTTCAGGTGCTAACTTTAACATAGCGATAGGTAGAGATGCTGGTAGAGAAGTTACAACAGGTGATAATAATATTTTTATTGGTTACAATTCTGGAGCTAATGACAGCACCGCAGGTATCACAACAGGTTCAGGAAACGTAATAATTGGTCAAGTTGATCCTGATAGTAGAACAAATAATAGACAATTAAAAATTACTGGTAACGATGGATCATCAAGTACAACTTGGATATCTGGAGATAGCAGTGGTATTGTTACTTTTGCAGATGATATAAAAATTAAAGATGGTGGTACAATAGGTTCAGCTTCAGATGCAGATGCTATTACTATCGCAGCAAATGGAGTTGTAACTTTTTCTCAAAACCCAGTTTTTCCAGATGGTGGTGTAGATTTAATAGATATAGATATTGATGGTGGCACAGATATTGGTGCAGATTTAACTACATCAGATTTAATAATAGTAGATGATGGTGCAGGTGGAACAAATAGAAAAGCTGCGTTATCAAGATTAACAACTTTTATGACAGCACAAGGATTTTCAACAGATGATCCAACAGCACTTGCAATTGCTTTAGGATAATATATAAAACAAAAAGGAGAAAATAAATGGCCAATACATTCAAAGTAGTGACTTTTGCAGCAGAACCTAATTCTGCAGGCACACCTTACAAAATGTATACTGTTGCTGGAAGTACAACTACTGTTGTTCTTGGTTTAATCTTAACTAATATTCATTCCTCAGCAGTTACTGTTGAAGTTGAATTAGTTAGTGATACAGGAAGCAGAGGTGGTGCTAATAACGTAGCGAATGGAACATCATTTTTAGTCAAAGACGTGAGCATTCCCGCGGGGAGTTCTTTGGAGCTTTTGTCGGGCGGTAAGGTAGTTTTAGAAACTACTGACGAGATAAAAATTGATTGTTCAGTTGCGGATAAAATTTCAGGAACACTGTCTATAATGGAGATAACGTAAGATGTCTTATATTGGACAAGAGCCGTCTCAAGTTGTTCTTACAGCTAGTGATATAGCTGACGATTTAATTACGTCTGCTAAATTAAATTATGCTGAATCTACATTAACAGATCAAGCAACAGTTACTTGGGATGCATCTACAGAAGATGTATGTAAAGTAACAC